TTGATCATTTGATTGTTGATTAGCGTTTTTCGTGCCCACCTTACAGGCTTTAGGCAAAAGTGCCGATGCCGCGTCAGCCATTGCGTTTAGTGGTTACCCCACCCAATTCGCATATTTAATGTTCAGGCCGGTGTATAGGCCGTGCATTGCATGACCTGGATTGTCCCGGCCATCGTGCAGATATAGGGCTTCAATCCATCTCTGGCGATTGCTCATCGATTGGGTATCTTCCGCCCCTGGCTTGCAAGGAATCATCGGGTCAGGTCGAGTCATCAGGACCAGGGCTTGCCCGATGCTTTGGTTGGAGCCTTTTGCTCGTCAAGCTGTACTTGCAAAGCTGCTTCAATTTCAGCAACCTTGTCAGCACCGCCAATAGCTTCCTTGACCCAGCCGATGACGACTTCTTTGGTCAGATCTGCATAAGCGACCAAGGTCTCAGGACGCTCGAAGCCAACGCTGCCATAAGCACCAGCGTTGTAAGTGCCGTCTGTTGAGTTGACGGTGTAATGAGCGGTGAACACATAGCCGTCAGCAGTTTGTCGATCGAGCTGTGCAATATCCCAGATAGTGGTAGTGGCCATGAGTCAGGCAGTGTTGTGGGCAGTGTAAACGTAAAAGCCTTGCTTGAGAATGGGGCGGGTTGCCGTCAGCCAGCCTCAAGGGCGGCAACCTTTGCTTCAAGGGTTTCAATTTTTTCAATTGCTTCTTGCAGTGCTTTAACTGCTTTCATGTAAAGAACAGAACTAGCAACAGTTTTGGTTGAATCCAGTTCATTTCCAAGCTTGTCAAAAACAAGATCACCTTCCTTAACAGGTTTATCTTCTACCAAACCAGGACAAACTTTTTCAACTTCCTGAGCAATCAAACCAATTTGCTTATGCGTTTGATGGCCAGTGCTTTCACTAAAATTAAAGTTACGAATTCTTACAGCCTTAATGTCATCCCACTGAGAAGAAGCATCAACAATATTTTCTTTTAAACGTTCATCAGAAAGGCTGCCATAAGAATTATTGGAATTTTTAATATCGCCGTTCGTATAAAGTTCTAACGTAATACTCCCAGTGGTCATGCTGCTGGAACTATGTGCAACAAAAAGAGCTGCGTTCACAGAGCTAGAACCAGCAATAGATCTAACACCGAGACCATTACTATCTGGCCGGAGAGTTGTTTCTCCTGCTGTACCGATACGCATCCGCTCAGTCGCAGAAGTCGCGCCTGACGCAGTTGTGCTAAATCGAAGGTTACCCGGAGTGCTTGATGATGAAACTGTTCCATCAGAGCCGGCGATAATCGATGCGTAATGTTTTGCATAGTCGCTGCCAGTTGCAAATTGAATGATCCCAATCGTGCCGGAAGGTGTTGCACCAGTCCTCGTCAGCGCAATCATTGCTCCATCGCTTGCGTCTGTCGCTCTACCTTGAAACGCTGCAATCGGTTCACTGCTGCCGCTTGACGTTCCAACCAGCAACCGCCCAGAGCTGTCGATTCTCATCCGCTCTGTGCTTCCTTCTTTAAAAATATGTCCGCCTACATCTTGTGAGGTGTAAATATTAGAGCCAGTACTGCCTTCGTCATGTTCAATTTCTCCATAATAAGTAGTATTTGCGCCAAATCTTATTTTTCCCGCAACGTGTAATTTCTCACTTGGGCTTGTATTCCCAATCCCAACATTTCCCGAGCTGTCGAGTCTGACGCGCTCATCACCATCTGTGCCAAGAACTAACTCACCACCAACTTCACCATAAACATTAGCTTTATTGTTTCCGCTGCTGTCTTGTAAAATCAATCCACCGATAGTGCCACTAGACCTGTCTGATTGAATAACAACAGCAGCAAAACCACTGTCATGAACATGTAGATTCTGGGTTGGACTTGATTCTCCAATTCCAACATTCCCCGAGCTGTCGATTCTCATCCGCTCGACAAGCCCGCCTGTATTATGGTGTGAAACACCAAACGCTAAATACCCATCAAAATTAGTAGAAGTTGCATTTTCTTTTGCTCCTTTCATTGTTGCGTAAACAATGCTATTAGTGGAGCTTGTTGTATTGCGCCCGGTAAATGCGATGCTGCCACCAGTGTCAGCAGCAAGGTCTGAGTTGCTGTTAACAAAAACAGTGGCTCCACCTGCAGTTAAACTCTTATTTGGGCCGGTAACACTTAACTGAGACGGATTATTAGCGTTAGAGCCAGTATTAGCAGTACCCGACAGAATATCAGTTGTAAAAATTGGGCTGCTAGTTCCAACCCCAACCCTGCCCGAGCTGTCGATTCTGAGGCGCTCGGTTTGATCTGTAAAAAGTTCTAATGAATTTGTCGAATGATCGTAAACAATTTGACCTTTTCTGTTTTCAAAATTTCCAGTTCCATCAGCAAAGACAAGGCTTCCCGTTCCTGTTGTTGCAGAAACGACGCTTATACCACGGTTGCCTGATGTCGTTCCAACAACAAGATCATTTGACTGGGGATAATAATCCCCTGGATTTGAATTAACAATCCCAACGTTGCCCGAGCTGTTTATTCGCATCCGCTCAAGATCGCCTGTCTTAAACAGTAAGTTGGCAGTTTCTCGTAGTGTAAGTACTCCGTCTTTAAGACCTCCCGAACCATACACAAAAAGTGCCAATCCATCACTTGTGGTTGTACCTGTAGTAGCAGACGTTAAATGTACATAAGCATTGTCAGAACTGCTTGACTCGTGTATATGTAGCGTGCGTACAGGCGACGTTGTGCCAATCCCAACATTCCCTGAGCTGTCGATTCTGAGGCGCTCAGTGCCCTCGGTCGTTACTTTGAAGTGACCGTCTGACCCAGTATCAACAACTTCAGCCTCTGTATTACCTTCGCTGATCTTGTCTGCATCAGGAACAGTTCCACTAGAAGCTGAGGTTATTCTTCCTTGAGCATCAACAGTAATGTCCGTTGCTGTGTAAGAGCCTGCACTAACAGCAGTGTTTGCAAGTTTGTCAGCAGTTACCGCGTCGTCTGCGATGTAAGCCGTTGCAATTGGTGTGCCGTTCCAAACGCCAGTGGCGATCGTTCCAACGCTTGTCAGGCTTGAGCCAACCACAGCACTGCCTAAACTTGTAGCGTCAATAACCTTTGTCCCCGCAATACGAATTTCTTTAGCGCTGGCAATATTTAGGTGTTCTGAAAAATCCCAGCTATCCGTGCTATTTGTCCAAATAATCGTGTGATCTGTTGCGCCTTTAAGCGTGATCCCACCACCATCAGCAGTCGTGTCAGTTGGCGTGCTGACCTTTCCAATTTCAATGTTCTTGTCTTCAACAACCAGTGTGGTTGTGTCAATCGTGGTTGTAGTGCCGTTGACCGTTAAATTGTTTGTAACCGTAAGATTATTGGCAATCGTGATGTCATTGGCCAGCTTGGCGCCAGTGATTGCATCATCCGCAATGTCTGATGTGGCCAGCGGGTACGCAGAAAGCGAAAAGCCCGGCTCATAAGCCAAGCTGCTCCATGCCGTACTGCCGTCGCCAACTTTTAGCTTGCCTGTGTCCGTCTCATAGCCAAACTCACCAGCAAGCAGTGTTGGGTCTGCGCTAGTCCAATTCGCCGCAGTGTCGCGGCGTTGCTGCATCTGAACCCGAATGTTTGTTGCAGTCATGATGCAGCGCCACCTCCCTGAAGTATAGATGCCGCAGCGGTTTCAGGATCAGCGTCGTCTGCATCCATAATAAAAGGAGCAGTCCCAATAAACGCAAAAGTGTTAGATGATTCTTCCGAGCCAAGCGCTGCCGGCTCACCCTTCAACACATAAAGCAGGCGGACGCCGACAAGATTCAAAAGGTCAACTGAAATATCGGTGTAAACACCGCGCTGCGTTTCTTGTGGCTTGGCTCGATAGCGAAACAACGAATCAGCAGGCAACACGTCAGCACCGCCCCAAATTTCAATTGGCAGCTTGAATTGATGATGAAAACCAACGCTGTCTAAAAAATGATCCCTGATTTGAGTGACTTCAGTTTCTAAAAGGTTGGCATAAGTCAACGTGATTCTGTGATGGCTTTGCCTAAGCGAATGCCGAAAACGGATAGGCCCGCCAGTTGTTGTCGGCTCTTCGCTTACGTTCAAACCGCCAAGATCGTAGCTGATCTGACTAGGCAAAATTTGGGGATAGTCAGCCATTAGATTACATACGGTGGCAGCAATTCAAGGGTAACCGTAGCCGTCGTTTCGCTGTTACTTTGCTCAACCTGCGGCGGCTCTTGATACCTAAATAAATAATTAGCGGGGAACGTCAAATTTGTTGCCGTCAAAATAGAGGTTGGCAAATCAAACGTTTCAAAGACTCCATGCGTTGCGTAGTGTGCAATTAGATTAAATCTTTCGTTTGATGTTAGACGGTCAAACGATAAGCGCAAAACATGGCCTACAGCAGCGTTTGAATGGCGCACGCTTGAATTTTCGCCGTTCAATACCGCGAACTGTGTGCTGGCGTTTGTGCCTGGCGTATAAGTACGCGTTGCCGGTTCTAGTGCTGGAAAGGTTGCCATAGTTAACAGCTGTCTGTGCGAAACAGTTCATAAGATTGGAGAGTGGGAATATCAATCGCGGTGTCTTTCCAGTTTTGCGACACGTTGCAACTTGCCGCTGCAACTTTATCAGTAAACGCAAAGCCGCTGTAGGGTGACACTTGGCAAGTGCTGCTGGTTAAATAACGGTTTGTAATTACAAAGGTTGGCCTTGCTCCCGATTCGCTACAATTTTTTGTACTGCCATTGCAGGCTATACATTTTGTTGTGCTTATGATTATTTCGGCTGGACCTTGCCAAGACAAATGCTCAGAAGTGTCATTTGGGTCTGAACTTGTTTGGATTTGATTGACATAGACCCTTGTATTTGTTGGGATCGGGTCAGTCCTGCCAAGCTCTATTGGCGAACCAAAGCCTGACGCTGTGGATGGATCACTGCAACGCCCAATCGCCACAATTTCATGATCAATCGTATCAACAGTAATCTGCAAAGTGTAGTTACCGTTTATCGCTTCAGTTTGCGTTGAAATTAGCTCACGTTCGCCAGTATTTTTATCAACTTTAAACCACTGAACTTGTCCGACGCAACTGAAATCATTAGTCGAAACTGCAAGCTCATCGCCGGGATCATGCTCACCAGAGAAAAGAGAAAGATCCTGAGTTTCCTCTAACGAATCCTCGGGGTTGTCTGGCGGTTCAATTGGTTCGCCTTCTTCTTCCGGCGCGCTTAGCTCTGTGCCCGTAGCGCCACCGGCGCCGCCCCCGCCACCTCCGCCACTGCCGCCAGTAGGGGCATCAAAAGCAGGGTAGTCAACGCCTTGATTGGCTAATGCGGTGTCGTCTGTAGCGCTGTTCTCATCGCATGAAAAATCAGTGCGGCCAACGTCAATTGTCACTCCAGGCCCCGATGCTGCAGCAACCGTTCGCGCAACCAAGCTGCGCTGTTGACTGTCGATTGGAAAATGCGTCAAAGTAAACACGCACGCGCCGCCAGTTGTCTTTTCAATTCTCTCAATCTCATAAATGTAATCATGAAACCCTGGGTTGCCTACAGCGGTCTCACGCCGCAAGCGGACGCGACAAATGTCGCCAATCCCAAGGCTGCTGTTGTATGTCCCTGATCTAACAGTAATTCGCAGCGTGTGCGTCACGTATTTGCGACGGGCAAGTTTATACGCTGCCACTTTGACCGCATGATCCTCATAAGCGCAAAAGGCGCTTAGGTCATGCTGCTCATATGGACCGCTATCGGCCAGGTTTACATATTTGACCTGTGTGGAACGGGGAAAGCCAATGTCAGCATCAGGTTGCTGACGCCAAATCATGTCATACGCAATGTCTTGCCGGTCAGGCAGCGGAACATATTCAATCTCAAAACCATCAGGCAACAGGTGCTCTTCGGTAAACGTAAAGTCAAAGTCAATCTTGCCAGTGTTAATGGTGTGGTTTGCGTTGACCGGCACCCTTGGCTTAAAGCTATATTTGCCCTTGGATTGAATTAAACGAAGCAGAAAATAATCCCCTGTCGCTGTCAACCATTCCTCAAGATTTGAGCTTTCACTAAATTGACCATTGAAGAAAAAATTGTTTGCGTTGGTAAAATTAGCCGCAGCAGTCATGCCCGTTGTGTCAATCAGAGTTTCAGCAATCTGACTTGACTGCCTAATTAAATACAAGGCAAGATCAATAAAGTTGTTGCTAGGCCCCAAGGTGTCATCAAGAATGCGCGTAACCTGCATTCCGTTACGGACAAAAACGTGAACTTGGTTGTCCCAACGGGTGTCAGCGTCGTCAAAAGTGTTGATATAACTGAGCGTCGTCATGTTGTCATAACGCCCAGAGGTGCCGCAATACTGAGGGCAATCCCAAATTGTTGCGCCTGAAAGCGTCGTCGAACCAATGTTATTGCCAGGCGTCCAAGTACCTGCGCGGCGGTCATACGTCTGCGCCCATGTGCCCTTACGGCAAGCACCTTGAAAAACATCTTTTATTGGCACGGTCGCAAGGCTGCCCTCACTCAGAACTAACATCAAGCTGACGGTCAAAACATTGGTGCTCTCGGCGTTTTCGTATCTTGCCTCTGTAGCTTTCGGGCTTACAAAAATCCCACCGTTGCTGCTGACCTGACGACAAAAGACGATTGGGACAGGTTCGCCAATGCTTGCCGCCATTTGCGCAGAGTTCAGGCTATCCGCAGCAGCTGCAGCAGCCTCAACAGCAGGCGCGTCAGAAACACCGTTCTGCGCTGCTAGCAAACCAAGTGGGTCAGCAATCCTGATCGTCATTTACGCAAAGGTGCTCCGATTAAAAATGAGTTGTACTTACGCGGCGGCACTTGTGCGCCGACTGGCGCCAGGGCGCTGCCTAGTTCTAACTCTAAGCGAGTAAAATTACCCGAAAGGCTTTGGACCTGTCCTGTAAATTCTGCAATCAGCGTTTGCGTTGATTGCGGTGCGCTTTGGTTGCCAGTGCTATTGAACTCATAAATTTTGATTTCTACAAAACGGCTATTGTTTATCGCCGCTTCAACCTCTGAAACCACGCTGTTTGTCGCTGGAATCTCAACCGTTAAATCTTGACCGCCAGCCGCACTGGTCTCTGTGATTCCATTGACAGCAAACGGCATAAATTCCCAAGAGTTACTGTCAAGCGTCACTGTTTGGTTGACGTAGTAGCTCTGCCACCTGACGTAAGTTGTCGAGGTGCTAAAGATCCTTAAGAATTGGCTTTGGGCTCTGCTGCTCATGCGTAGATACCTTGATAACGGCGACCGCCTGGGGTCCGCGCATTTCTGAACATTTGATTGCCAAATGACTTCAGAGCACGCTCGAGATCGTTGACGGTCACATAATTTTGACCGTCTTGCTGCAACACCGGCCCCGTCGTGATTTGAACAGTGGTGTTAGCAGCACCACCGCTTGTGCCTCCTGCTGCTGCTCCTGGGCCGACAACGCCGCCATTAGCAAAGGCTGGAATGACAGACCTACCACGCGCACCGCCAAGATAATTTGCAGCGGCATGCGCCATCTTTGACTGCGGGATGATGTACTCAGGTTCGCCACCTTCGCCAACCATTGCAACAGTTGGGCCATTGACAACACCGCCATCAGCAAACCGAGGGAGGTTTACGTTTGGGATAGTGCCAACTCCGCTTAAGCCAATCGCCCTGAGCGCTCTGTTGGCAATCCTAATCAGCCGATTCAGCGCGCCAATTGCAGCGTTGACGCTGGCTTGAACTTGCCCAATTACGGCGTTGAAAATACCCTTGATAAAGCCTGCAATTACATTGAAAGGTGCTTGCACTGCATTAATTAAACCAGAAAAGGCAGCAGCAATGTTATCCCGGAAAGCAAATAACGCAACGCCTGCAGCTGCAGCCAATGCAATCCAGCCAACAGGCCCAGTAAAAACGCCGGCAAGAATCGGCAGCAAGCCACTTAAAGCAGTTCCAATCATTGGAATAACAGCAGCCCAGCCCGCCAGTGTTGCCCCAATCTTTAGCGCGGCTAAACCCTTAAAGGCCAAAACAATGCCAGGGATGGCCGGAGCAAGAACAGCAAAACCGGCTCCCAATGCCACAACACCTGCAACAATGGCCTGTAACGGTTGTGGCATTTTAGAAAAAAGCCCAAGCAATGTGTTGGCAAATTGAACCAACGGTGTCAATGCTGGCAGCAACTGCGTGCCAATAGTAGTGCTTAAATCACTAAGCGCAGCTTGAAATTGTTTGTAAGCGTCAATATTTGGGACCTCCTGTTGGGCTAAATCTTCTAAAGCCTTAATAATGACATCAGTAGTAATTTGGCCAGAACTGCTTAACTCTTTGAGTTCAGCAACAGTCACACCCATTGACGTGGCAACTGCCTGACCGATTGCAGGTAGCTGCTCCATTATGCTTCTGAATTCATCACCCTGAAGTTTGCCAGAACCTAATGCTTGGCTTAACTGCAACATCACGCCGCTAGTTTGGTCCGTTGTTAAATTCATCCGAGCCGCTGCAGTATTGACACCCTTAAAAACCGTTTGGATTTCCTGCAGCGAAACATTCATCGGCCTTAAGCGGCCAAACAAATCTGTTACAGCGTTAGCGGCTTGCACTTGTGACAAGCCATAACGGCCAGCCATCTCAGCTGCAAATTCCTCAACCTTTGCCGTTTCGCCATAAGCTTTTGTAAGATTTGCAAGCCTTTTTGACGTTCTATCTGCGTCAATGCCTGCCCGAACGAAATTTCCTGCTGCAGCAGCAATTCCGATACGAGTTAAAACACCTGTTAAAGAGTTTCCAGCCGTGGCTAGCTTTTGAAGCCCCGTTGTCGCTCTGTTTGAGTTCTTTTCAACATTGCCAAGCGACTTGCCAAACTTATCAACTTGCGGCTGACCAACCACTTTGGCTTGAATGGTCAGCGCGGTCGTCATGTCTAAAGCCATGCCTACTTCTCGCGCTGATTCAGAGTCTCCACCACTGTAGCTTCAATGATCTGCAAATCATCTAGCAACCGTCGCGGGTCATCAACGTCATACAGCTCAAAAACCCAGCGCACAGCGTTGTAGTCAAGCCCAACGATCCCATTGGCACTAACACGCCATTGCGTCTGCACACGCATGAACATCACAACAGCAGCCCAAGCCTCGGGGACAACCTCAAAGTCTTTGACGCGCTTTGTTTCTGGCAATGAAATGCCAAAAAGCTTCGCATCTTCCGCTGTTTCGTCAATTTCAACGCCGCCAGCCCAATATTTGGCGGCGCCTATTAGTTTCCCCGCTTTTCCTCTACAAGCGACGTGAAGTAAGCCTCAATAAGACAGGCCGCCATCATTGGCAGTTCAAGTAACTGTTCTTTTGCACGACGCGTGAACGCTACAGGTTCACCGTCACCATCGACAATGCCTTCCCAGCCAACTAAAACTTCATCAGCAATTGACACGTCAGAAATTTCACCTGCATCCGCAGCATTGCTTGCAAGCTTTGTGGCCAACGATTGGATTTCAATAATTCGAGATTGGGGCAGACGCTTAAACTCTGCCTCAAACTCTTGCTTTTCGCGCCGTCCGCCAGAGACTGGCTGCCGGTATGTGATAGGCCAGCTGTAGGAATCAGATTCCTTGAGGACCAGTGCCATTAAGTGAACGCAAGACTGAACTCATTATTGCCTGCTGAAGTTGGTGTTGCAATGTATGGCAAGGTGAGCATTTGAATGCCATCGGCGTCGCTATAAGACGGACCGCCTAGGTCAATTTGAGCGGCAGTAAAGGTAACAATGTTTCCTGCAGTGCTGCCGTGCTCAAAAGTCAGGTTGCCAGTGCTTGTGCCCGTTGCATCAGTGAAAAAGTTATGCGTGGCAAGAGTTGTAGCTTCTACAACGCACTCACCAGAGGGCTCACGATTCACAATGTCGATGCTTTTGCTTCCGCCAACCAATTCGCGGTAAACCACCTCGTTGGAAAGCTCGAAACTAATTGATTGGGCCGCACCGTTGTAGCTGAACACCTGGAAGCTAGAGGTGTTGTCGTTTTTGAACACCAAGGGATCGGCTTGATTGCTGTAGGTCGGGGCACTGATTGCAGTGTCAGAAGGCGCATTGAAAATGCCGGTCATTTCAAAAGCAATCACCGGGATCTCGCCAACCTCACAATTCATAGAGAAGGTTCCTCGGCAGCCGGTCGCTTTATGCAAAACGCCATCGTTGTTGAAATAGATAGTGACCGAGCTAGGCGCTGCGTCGCTGTTTGGTGCATAGGTCACGCTGGTGTCTGCCACGGTAGTGGCGGTGCATCGGCAAGCCTCTAACAGAGGCCCATAAGCCGGTGCAGTGCCGGCAGTGCCAGAACCTGCAAGTTCAACCTCGAAGTTCACCAACACACGTTGCTGGGCTAACAGCTGATCGGCTTGGCCTAAGAACGGACGGACTAACTCGCGATTGACGGTGTCAACCTCAAGCGGTGTCATCTCGACGTTGCGAACCAAGATGGCATTGGCCGAAACTGTTGGGGTTGGGTCTGTGCCATATGTTGATTCTGTTTCAGCCAGAATCATCCGCTTTCTTGACAGCAGGGGCATGATTCCACTACAAGGGTTGCTAGGTCGATCTTAGCAAGGTCACCCAGAGCTGAGATCTGTTAATAGTGTCCGATATTTCACAACAAAATTCATGCCAATGACACCAGCCGGCTGATCAGCGTCAATCTGCTCAAAGCTCACAGAAGCAGGCTCAACGTCAATTGCATACCCTCCAGCCGTAAGGTCATTCATCATCTTGCTGTGAACGTCCTCAACGATCGCATCAGCCGCCTGATCTGGCACAGAAGATCGCACAATGACTGACACACGAACGCCGAGGCTCCAATCCAAACGATCGAGCCGCAGACTTTGTTCAGGCGTGTCGCCTGTTGGCTCAATAACTAAAGCCGGTGATTCGCCACGACTTAACGGGACCACACGGCTGCGATAGATACGCGTCCCAACCTCAGCAGTGCCAGCAAGACTTGAGGCAATATCAGCCAAGATTGATTCACGTTTTGTCGTCATGTTTTTTGAAGTGCGATTTCGACCATGAGCCCGTCACCAACTAACCGAGTCTCGCGGACTGTGTAATCAATCGAATCAACAGTGATCAAGTCGCCACTGACAAGGCTTCCGAAGTCTGAGTTCTTTGCTGTCACTGTGTAATCAGTGCTCAACACCATGCCGCCAGCAATGACTTCGCCTGGCATGTCAAGCAAAACGTTGGCGGTTGTTGACCCTGCTGTTGCAGAAACAGCGAACGGATCACCTAGCCCAACGGCAAGATCATCAGCCAGGAAGTCTGCAAGCGCCATCGTCTTTTGCTTTGCTTGTACGTTTTGCCTTTGCCTTGGGCTTAGCAGATGCGTTGCCCTTAACAGCTTTGCCCATAGCAATTAGCAGGGCGCCGTCCTTGTCTGAAACGTCATAAACCTGACCAGCCTCTAGGGCTTTGCCAGATGCCATTACGTTTCGCGTGCAGGTGATTTCCATAAGAAAAAAAGGGGCCGTTGCCGGCCCCCTCCTCGTTATCAAGCGGTGGTGATGTCCTCGATGGATGCGAACGCCGTGGCTTGGCGTACAGCAACATCGAACGAGACGATGCCGCGAACTGAAGTCAGTGCCTTGCTGAAATCATCGGAGTCAGTGCCCACGGTGATCTCAAGGCCGTTGCCGTAAAAGCCCAGCATTGCTTGGCTGAAGTCACCAGCAACCAGAGCAGAGCACACCTCAGAGCTAGAGCCCTTTGTGAGGTTGGAGGGCACAGCGTTGGTGACGGCAATGGGATAGCCGTTCAAGGTCAGAGGCGTGGGGCCGCGACCGATGGACTGCATATCAGCGTTGTAGAGGAAAGCACCATCAGTGGCGGATGAACCACCAGCGCGGAGTTTCTTCAGAGCGCCCATCACCTTGGCGTTGGTGATGTAGGCCATGTTGGGGCCTGCTGCGTTGTCCTGAGTAACCTCAGTTTCAAGATCAACAACCTTTTCTAGGGTGATTGCTGCTCCATTGGTGCCCATAGCAACCGAGCCGATGCCCGAGGTGTTACGGATGCCGGTGGGCTGGCCGGAGGAACCGGAGCCGTTCAGAACTGCAGCGTCGATGGCAGCATTGATGCCATCAGTCAAATCACTGCGAATCAGCTCTTCAATGCCAGGAGTGGCCTGAAGCAGAGTCTGACGGCTGTACTTAGACAGGGCTGCCAGATTCTTAGGGCTCATCGTCACCTGATCAAAGGTAGATTCAGCCTGCGTAATTGCAGTGGTCTGAGATGACAGATAACTGGTCGAAGCAACACCGGAGCGGCGTGGGATTGCAACATCACCAACCAAGCCGGTCAGGGTGCGAACGCCCAAACCAACAACTGGGGAAGCATTCCGCAGAGCTTCGATGAAGTCATCAGCGAGCAACTCAGTTGCTACCAGATTGCCGCCAACATTGGCCGTTGACGTGACATAAGTCGCGCGTTGGCTCAGTGCAGAGAAAGGAACAAAGAAGGTGCGCTCACTAGTGGCGGTAAGGCCAGAGCTGCGGGCAACTTCTTGGCTCAGTTCACGAACAAGACCAGCGCCGTGGGATGACCAGTCACCAGTAATCAGGGCGCGAACGCCGTCCATGATCTGATAACGAGACTGGGTGCCCTGATCAAGATCTACTGGGGAAACAGTTTCAACTGGCTTGGCGCCAATCTTTTCAAGAACAGCTTCACGAGCTGCATCAAGAGATGCACCGTTTTCAATCAGCTGCTCAGCAATAGTGCCCAATTCGTGCTTGCTGCACAATTCTTGAATGTTGCGGATGCGGTTGCGCTCGGCTGAGGCAGCTTTTTTAGAAGCCTCATCGCGCACCACATTTAGATCGGGTGCTGTGGACATTGGATCTTCAGAATCAGGTGGACTTTGTGGTGCGACGCGAGCCGCAGAATCCGCCGCAATGGCTTCTTCTTCTTCGATTGTAGTAGTGGGGAGCAAGGATCTTCCAACCCCAATTTTGGGATCAGCAGGCACGCTCACAATCGAAACTTCATAAGGTTCCCAATTTGTCGCAACAAACTCATTATTGCGTTCTTCCATCTCCTTAATTCTGTATCCGACGCTGATATTTCTCATCACGCCGTCTTTGACATCTGTCAAAATTTCTTGCGCGAAAGAGTTACGGCTAAAGCGAACACGGCTAAAACCCTTCTTTTTGTCCTTGTCTAAATAGGCACGCTCGACGACACCAATCGGTCGATCCATGTCGTGGTTAAACAGCAGAGGTGCCCCATCGTTTAAACGGCCAAGATCAGCAGCGCCTTCCTCATGGCTCAGCACCTCCATGCCGAAGCCCCGTTCGACTGGATATTCAGAACTGAAGCTGAACTCCATCACGCGATCTTCCTGCTCTTCAAACTTGGTTTCGCCCGCACGCTTGTAAAGAGCAGGCGCCGAACGCAGAGCAGCAATCTTTGTCAATGCAGAGAATCGATGCCCAACCTGGACATCAGTTGGCTCATTGCCTTCATCGGTCTGACGAAACACTGTGATCAGTGCTGCAGGGTCATCCTCGTCACCATTGATTTCAAAATCTGCATCAGGAACGTTGATTGTGCCGTCACGCTCAATGCGGTCAATCCTGCCTTCAGCTGCGCCTCCGGCACTGTTCCAACGCACAAAGTCTCCGACGCTAAGTTCGTCGGGCTCTGCCCTTGCTTGCAAATCGTCGGACATAGTACGGTCGCGGATTTCTTCAATTCTATCGGTTGTCTCAATAACCAACCTCCTCTTCAATTTCTGCATCCTCGCCACTTGGCGCAGGCGTGTCACCAAAAGCGTCAACAGTGTTCAGCGGCTTGTACTGGCTAGCGCCGCTGCCATTAACAGCAGACGGATCCGTGTCCGTAATGATGTTCATCTCATCGAGCTTGGCTAGCTCTGACTGACGGGCTACCAAGAATTCATCAAAGTCGCCGCCGTTTTCAGCTACGCAATCAGCAAGAGTTTTGAACCCGCTGCGGACTGCTGCTTTCTGTGCCGCAATTTCTTTCTGCGGGTCAACGTAGTGATAACCCCTGCAAACCCAACGCACAGCCTCATAACGCTCAGGTTCTGTCTCGTAAGTAGGCAGATTTAGTGCGCCACTAAGCACAGCCATCTCTAACCAAGCATCAAAGATCGGTTGGTAAAACTGGTCTTTCATCATCTGTTGAATTGATCGCCAGTTGTCGCGGTCCTGTAGCAGCGCGAGTCTTGATGATGAATAGTTGCTTTGGCTGTAATCGTTGCTCAGCACCTCATAACTGCAGCCAACACCGGCACCCAATGCCCTCAGCTGTGCGCGAAGGAACGGCTCATATTCACCAGATGGCGAATCCATGTCAGGGATAGTGACCGTCTCGCCCGGTTGCAGATACTTGAATTGGCCAGGCTCAAAACCTGTCACCCGCTGCTCATCGAAGATCTCGCCGCCTGGGTCAAGCTCACCTTCTGGTGACTGGATAAATCCCATCAATGCAGAACTTGCGCGAGCCCGCACAACACTCGCCTGCTCCCAACCGTCTAGGTGGTGCATCCTCTGCATTGCAGATGCAAGCCAAGGCACTCCACGGGTCTGACCTGGCCGTGCTGATGTGCGGTCAAACAGATGGATAACATCCTTGGCCGGCACAATGATGTGACGCTTATCAGGCTCCCGAGTCGGAAACGCATTGTCGCCAGGGTGGCGGCTTAAAAACGCATAACTGACAGGGCGCCCAAACTTGTCTAGTTCAACGCCAAGTTTCCAGACGTTGCCCGGCTTAGTGGCTGGGCTGTTGTAATCCTCATCGAGCTGGTCAGCCTCAAGCACCTCAAGCGCAAAGTTGACTTTGCTGCGGCCAAACTTCTGCCGCACCATGCGAATAAAAACTTCACCGCTTTCGCACATCGACGAAACAGAAAGCTTTTCAATGTCGGCAAAGCAAAGCTGCCCTGCTGTATTGCAGCTGTCCTTACGGCCCCAATGTGACCACGCTTTTTCAATCTGCTCATTAATTCGTGTGTCGAGCTTGCCGCCACGCTGACGCATCACCTGCGCTTGCAGCCTGGCACCTGTTCCGACAACAGAGTTACGAACAACGCGCACAGCTGATTTTGCATAATCGTTGTCACGCACAAGTTGACGCGACCTAGACCGCAAGCGCTTCAAGCTGCCTTTGATCTCTTGATCAGCAGAGGTGACAGAGGTAACCCAATCAGCTGTCAGCCGACCGGTTTGCGCACCGCCAAACATGCGAGCCCGTGGGCGCTGCATTGGCTCAGGATTAGAGCGCCACAGTTCGCGCCATGCAGAACGAATGCCCATGTCAGAACCTCACAAAAAGGGAATGCGGATCGCCTAAACCGTTGGCAATCATTGCCGCCTTCCGCTCTCTGACGACGATAGCCTTTAATTGACTTTCGCGAACCCTTAATTCAGGCAGATCGACTTTGGTGAAAGACCTGCCGGCAATGCTGTACGCCTTGACCTTGTCAGCAATAATCTGACGAATGGCAGTTGTGACTGCGTCTAAATCTTTTTCAGCCTGCGTGCGCCCATCAAATGCTGCAGGGTTTGCATCGCTCGCATAGGTGTAGCTGGCAAAAACCTCAATCCGCGCATTGCCAAGCGGAAACTTTTCGCTGCCTTTCGCAGCCTCGGCAAACACGTACCAATCGCCAGCATCAAAGCCAGCTGAATCGGTGGCCGAAATTGTAAATTCCCAGCCTGAGCCGTACGAGCTGCCCGCGACTTGATGGCCTTCTTGGCTTTTGTCGTGACGCAAGTAATACGTCAACGTCCAGTTGTCTGTGCCGCTTGTGATGCTTTCGTTTAGCGGCCCAGTGAACGCATCATCCCTCCATTTGATCGTTTGGCCGGCATAGATCTGCTTTGGAATGTTCACGTCACCAGCTGTTAACGAACGACTGAGCCGGTGCAGACGGCTTTGACTTTGATTTTAGCGGGGGTTTGTCCCCTGATTCCAGTTTATCAGCAAGGTTTTTCCACATCGTCAGCTTAGGCAGACGCCTGCTGTAAAGCAGCATTGCCGCATAGGCATAGACAAAGCAATCAAGCGCCTCATTTCTTGCTGATGCTTTTTTGATCCATTCACGAATAGGGAAGCCACGGTGGAAACGTAAGCGCTGTTTTTCTGCTGTTAGCTGCTGAAAATACTCATGATCTGCAGCTAAGCCAAAGTTGATACTGCCTAAGCCTTCTTTGTGTCGCATACGGCCAAACAAGGTCGTCTTAATCGTGTCAGTGCCAAGCATGTAAAGCGCAACGCCTTTTTTTACTACTCGGCCACGCCAATTCACGTCTACCTTGCTGCCTTTGCCCAAAGCTGGGCTGCTTCGCTTGCTGCTGCCTTTAATTGGCACAACACCCTGACGGATTCTGTCGCGGCAATAGTTATACGTTTCATGCGTTGCATGACCGCCGGAGTCCACAGCTATCTGGGAGATTGTTAGGTGCTTGCCTAGCTCTGTGTCCCATTCGGTCTTAATGACTTGATCAAGCTGACCCCATACATCAACGGCAGTTGGGTCACCAATCAGTTTTTGATGCCATATCAACCATGCCGTTTCGCCTTCGCCCCATCCCCAGACTGAAACCTCAAGTCGATCGTCCTGTACGTCAACACCTGCAGTCAAGAGAACAACGCCGTCAGGGCAGATGCCTGGCTTGTACTGCAGCCGCTTAGCCATCAACCCATCAGCATTAACCTGCGCCGCATAATCCTCGCTAAACGTCTCGGCAAGCCTTGTGTTGACAAAGGTGCGTAGTGCCGCAGGGTCACTTTTGGCACGTAAAAAATCATCAGCAAGCTGTCCCCAGCTGGCCCAGCCCAGAGGGCTATACAAACCGTTTAATTGAAAGCCTGCTGTCTTGCCATCAAACGGTGCATGGTTTCGCCATTCGCCTTGCGGCAGAAATCTTGTTTTGTGGTGCTCAGCAAAGCGTTCTTTGCAATGCTCGCATTCATATTCCGCAGTTTCTGGCTGATCTTTTTTCCATTTCAACCGTGGCCACTGCAAATGCTGAAAAGCACCGCACGCCGGGCAAGGCACGTAAAAATATCTTCTATCTGACTTCAGAAATTCAGCTTCAATGCGGCTAAAATCTTTAACCGTTGGCGTTGACGTAAGCAGAATTTTACGTCGCGCAAATGTTGTCGTTCTACGCTCTGCAAGGCTTACAGGGTCGCCCTCACCCTGTATCTCTTGCATTGCGTCAATCTCATCCATGAACAAATACCGACAAGGCGCTGAACGCAAGCCTGTCGCGCTATTTGCTCCGGTCAGCAGCATGATGCCGCCAGGAAACTCCTTCGCAAACATCGTGTTGCCGCTGTCCCTTGACCTAGATGGCGCGATCTTTTTTGACAGCCTTGGCGTGTCTTGAATCATGCTCTCAAGCCTTTGCTTTGACAAACGCTTGGCCATCTCAATTGTTGGCTGCACGCACAACATCGGTCCCGGTGCATGGTCAATCACATAAGCCAAAAAGTTGCTGCCGGCTTCTGTCTTGCCTGACTGTGCGCTGAACATCATCACCACGCGCTGCACTGGGCTGTCATTTGACAGGCAATCCATCGGCTCGCTTAAGTAAGGCGTCCGATTTGTGCGCCATGGGCCAGGCTCCGCACTCGCCTTGCTGCTCAGCCTTCGATAACGATCAGACCATTCAGAAACAGTCAGCGGATCCTCGGGCCGTAAGCCTTCTATAAATCCATCCCGCCACGGACTAAGCATCAGCCAGTTCGGTCAAGCACTGCCGATGCTCTTGCGTCAAAAGTTGATGGATCCTCGCAGGGTCAGTTTCACCGGCCAGCTCATTCGCCAAACGATCAGCCAAGTTCGTCAGCGCTTCACGCACAGCACGAGCCATTGCAAAACTTTCCTTCTGCACTTGCGCAGCTGAAACCAACTCATCCATCTGCGTCGCAGCAGTGATCTTTGCAATCTCTGCGTTGTAATGCTCCTTTCGTGCTCGACTTGTATAAAAGTCCGGCACATCCTCTTCCTGCACATAAGTCACCTGCCTCCGAACCTCTTTCTGTGCAGCCTCAAGCTCAGGTGATTTCTTTCCCTCACGCCTTGGCATCGTCGCAGCGCTAGGCCTCTCCGTGACGCCCCAAATCTCTAACGCCTTCTGCAAATCAATCTTTGGGTTGACGCTTCCCGTGTCAACCAAAGCACCATCCAATCGCCCTAGCTTCATTGCCTTAGATACCGCTTGGCGACTGCATCCTGCAGCTTCCGCAAACCTCGCCGCTGTAACCAACTCAGCCATCTGGTTGACACTTTTGCCAAAGCCTAGCCCAACTCTTGTCAACCGGTTGACAGTTTCGACGCTAAATAAAAAACGCGCGCACGAACGACC